CCCACAAGATCTTTAGTAGACCAACGAGTCATGACGACTATTATGGTACCGCCAGGCTGTAACCTCTGCCTAGGACCTGAGGTGTACCAATCGTAAGCCGACTCCATTGCCCTTGGAGAGAGAGCATCTTGTTCAGAATGCGGATCATCAATAATCAAAAGATCAGCACCACGACCTGTAATCGCACCACCTACGCCAGCATAGAAGGCTTCACCGCCTTTATTGGTTGTCCAACGACCAGCTGATTTGTTATCGGATGATAAATAGACATCAGGAAAAACTGTTTTATAGTCAGGTAAATCCATCAAATTTCTGACTTTACGACCAAAGTTAACAGCAAGTTCTGCGGTGTGGGTTGATTGAATTATTTTTAAATCGCCTCTATGTCCCATCATCCATGCGGGTAAATAGATAGAAGAAAACTCTGATTTAGAGTGTCGAGGTGGCATACAGATAATGAGTCGCTTTAGCTTGCCTTGTGCAATCTTATTAAACTTATCTGCAATAATTCTATGATGTCTGCCTTCAATAAAACCAGTTCCCCACATGTGTTTTACAAAAGCCATAAAATCTTTTTTGCAAGATTCTTGTTTTTCTAATTTGTCGTAGCGTTCTAGTAAAGCAACTGCTTCGGTTTTCTCTTGTTCAGAGAGAAGGTCAAAATCTTTTAACGAAATCTCATTCATCTTTAAAGTTGGGCGGGTGTGTGGTTATGATGATGAAAGAAGGGAATTATGCCCCGCCCTGCACAATTTGAATAAGTATAAACGAAATTATATATGTCGCCAATCTTTTCCTTCAAATAGCAAAGCCTCTGCTTCTCTTCTTCTTGTTAAACCAGCCAATACTTCTCCATTAGCCTTGTTCCATCTTTTAATTTGGTTAGGCACATCATTGTATTCGTTGTTATTTAATTTTTTTAATAAAGTAGATGATTTTAAATTTGCAGGTCCTAAGTTGTATACCCAAGATACTAAGGCATCAAATTGATGTTGGTTTAGATCTACATGCACATAATCGTTTATGTACTTTTCGTATTCTTCTTCAAGTTCTCTTTGCAACATGTAATCAGCTTTTTCTTGTGTCCATTTGTCGCCCTCTTGAACTCCTTGGGTTGAACCGTAACCTATAGTCCAAACACCAGCTGCACATTTGTATGCTTCTAGTTCGCATCCTTCAAAATGTTTTATTAATTCAATTCCCTCGTCTGATATGTGCATATTAGTCCTCCTTACTAGGCGTGTTAGAAGCTCCAAAATAAAACGAAATAACTGCACTTGCTAATCCTCCTAAATAGCCTAAGACTAAATTAATAAGTGCTTCAGAATTTTGTTCGGGTGGTTGAATGGTGACCAAAAATATATACCCAAGAAAGCCACCAACGGTTGCAATACCCATGATTCTAGCAGTCCAGTCTTTGCTGAACTTTCCTCTAGCATCTTGTTTGTCTTGGGTTTCAAGTTTAAATATATCAACATCCAATTCTTTCATTTGAATCTCAAATGCTTGTTCAGCTCTTTTGAGTTCCATCATTTGTTCAGGTGTCGCTTGTTGTATCGCTTTATCAATGGCTTTGGGATTGTTTTCGCATCCTAAAACATCGCAAATAACTTTGCTTGCCATGCCACCTAAAGGTCCACCAAGTGCTGATCCGAGTGTCGGAGCAACGGAACCAACTACATTTTTTAATAATCCTTTTAACATATTATTTCCAAGTATAAATTTCTAATGGCTCGCTTTTGCCTTTGACCATTATAGGTTCTAATTTTAGCAAATGATAGCCACACAAGTTTTCTGTGCTCTTGCCAATAAGTATATTGACACCGCATTCTTTGGTTGCAGATTCGAGACGAGCTGCTGTATTTACTGCATCGCCTATTGCTGTGTAATCAAATCTGCCTTCGGATCCCATGTTGCCAACTATAGCCTCTCCCGTGTTGATGCCAATACCTATTGCAATTGGTGGTAAATCTTCTGATTGCAGTTCTTGATTCAAAAGCTCAATGTTTTTCATAATTTCAACGCCACATTCTACAGCTCTTTTAGCATGGTTGAGCATGTCTAACGGTGCATTGAATATAGCCATCATTGCATCCCCTATGTATTTATCTACCATGCCCTCGTATTTTTGTACTGCTCTTTGTTGTGCTGTTAAAACTTTGTTCATAATGTAAGTAACTTGCTCAGGTGATACGCTTTCTGATAAAGCGGTAAAACCTCTTAGATCAGTAAAGATAAATGTACAAGTTCTTTTTTCGCCACCAAGTTTTAAAAGTTCAGGATTTTGTTGTAGTTTTTTAACCTGCCTTGGATCAAGATAGTGTTCAAATTGTTTTTTAATTTGTTGTCTGAGTTTAAATTGTTCTCTGAATCTTAAGTAAAAAGCCAGTGCTCCAATAATAAAGGTTGAGATAAATGCCCATGTAACATCAATAAGTAGCCCGTTTTTAATTAAAGTTGAGCCAACAACTGCTTGGGTTATTAAAATAAAAACAAAACTTATGGCACTTAGTGCTATGCCAAAATAAGTCAAGCATAGCCAAGCTATAATAATAGATATAAAAAATATGAATATTTCAACCGCTGTACTATAATCAGGAATATATGGGGAATCTTCTATTAAAATTGATTCAGCCAACGCTGCTTGTATTTTGTGTGGTTCTAATAAGCCTGCTGGTGTTGCCACTTGTGGCATTACACCTTGTGCTGTTACCCCTACAAAAACGAATTTGTTTTCAACATCCATTTCGGCAAGAGTAGTTTCAGGGGTATCCACCCAACTAATCCACTTGCGACCTAAACTATCTGTCTTAACTGGCGGTATGCCTTTAACGGTTATTTCTTGAATGCCGTTTTCATTGGTTTTAATAATATAAGTATCTGCTCCTGCAAGTATTTTTAATACCTGAGTTCCATAAGCTGGAATCCAGCCATCGGGAGATTTCATTAACAGAGGTATTCTTCTAACCAAATTATCTACATCAACGGGTGCTACGGCTACGCCTTCGGGGGCAGATATCACATTTTGTCTTACGCCTCTTGCGGGATAACCTGCAACATCATTACCTAAAATTACTGTTCCTGTTGTTCTAGGATAAAACTTTGTGTCGTTCTCAAACATGGCTAAAACCGTTGGCATAGTCATATTGATAGCTTCGGCAAATTCTTTATCGCCACCAAATCTGTCTTGTTCGGTAAAAGCTATTACCCAGCCAACGCCAATAGCACCTTTGCCATACAATTGTTTTTGGATTTCTGCAAGTCTTTGTCTAGGAAAAGGATAGCCACCCTCTTTAACAACATCCGCTTCAGTAATATTTAAAATAGTGAAATAGCCTGATGGATCTTTTTTCGGTATAAATGCATCAAAGGTTTTTAATTTAAGAGTGTCATACCAAGCGGGTTGATAGACATAAGGTAATGCAAGTATGACACTTACAAGCAAAGGAATGATGTTCTTTTTCATGATCCTTGTTTTATAGTTATCGTTGATGTCCCGCCACCATTTACTTTAATGGTATTGGTGACACCATCTTGTATAAAAATAATAGTATAGCCGTTTGAACCGTCAATATCTATTCTAGCTTTTTGTTGCACCTCTCTACGCATGGATATGGTTTCACCTTGTAATATGGTAGTAATCTGCGTTTCTAAATCTTGTCCAATAGAAGTCCCCTGAATGGATGATCCTATTTGATTTTTTAATTCTTCTTCTTTGAGCATGTCTAGCTCTTCTACAATAGCCAACAGATCTTCAAAAAAGTTTACATCTAAAAAGTTGATATCTAATTCTGTAAACTCTAAATTATCCTCAGCTAAAGCATCTTGGTCTAATTCTTCAAATTCTAAATAATCTATGTCTAAGATATTTTTTGATCTATTGTCAGATTCTTCTTGTTGTAATCGTAGGTTTTCTTTAGGCGGATTAACAATCAACATGTTGTCTATAAGGTCAAGGCTAAGATCTAATATGACAGGTCTACTTGGGTTTGATTCAAAAACCGTGGTAGTGGTTGCCTCATAGGGCTTGTTAAGGGTTACGCTGCCCATTGCTGTAGTTACTATTATTTCACCGCTTGAGATTCCGTTCATATCGGGCAAAAGCACTATTAAAGACCTGCCCAGCTCATCTACGGTGCAAGTAAAGTCGGTTCCTCTAATGGCAATATTAGCGGTGGGCGTGGTTATTGATATATTGTCTTTGTCTATAGCATTGAGCTTGCCAGTAATAAAACGGGCTGTACCACTAGCAAAGTTGAGAGCCAATTTGGAATTGCTTGGGTTTGGATCATAAACATATTTATCAATAGTAAGTTTGGAATGTTCGGTTAATCTTACAACCGAATCGTCTAAAAAAGTAATACCAATTCTGCCGACATTGGTTTCAATCAAGTCGTTTTGTTGGACATCAAAATCTAGCGATGCTTGGAAGGCATCGTCTCTGATTATTTGGGCTTGACCTTTTAGTTCTGTAACATCACCAATATTAGCAACTTGTGGTTGTGCCCTGATCGTTTTGAATGACGCAAATATTAGAATTAGAAGCAGTGCTTTCAATCTTAACCCAGTCTCTAGCCAATGTAGATGCTTGGGTAACATTGATGGTATTAGTGCTGCCATCCAAGTCTAAATAAAAATATCCACTGTCAGCTGAGGTTGTCCCTGAATACCCGCTACCGCTAAAAGTAATATCGTTAGAACTACCGTTAACATCCATATAATTCGTAGCGTTTTCATAATCAATATCAAAGTCAAATGTATTGCTGCCACCTGTAATAATCCAATCTAAATTCAAATAACTAGAATCATCGCTTTCAGCAATTTTTAAATCAAATGTATTGCTTGAACCAGTTACATCAATGTTTAGGTCGACATAGTCAGCAGTAATTAAACCTGTGCTGTTCATTAGTATATCAAAGGTATTGCTATCTCCAGCAAACTCAAAGAAACCCGTAAAGTTATCGCCATCTATGGCATCTGACCTAAATAAGTTACTAGAACCTATTTGGTTTATGTCTAAGGTCATACTCACGCCATCTAAATCTAAAGCCGTCATGGTTCCTGAGGTTGCAGAGGTTCCGCCTATAAGGTTGGATGAGCCCAATTGTTCTAAATCAATGGTGGCTGAGTTGCCTACTTGATTAACATATATTTCATTGTCGGCAAATAAAAAACCGACAAATAAAAAAGGTAATAATTTATTCTTCATTTACACTCCAATAATTTTTTTCTATACCTATTTGTATTGTTTTGAGGACAGCTGTTTCTATGGCGTTTTGTAAGGCTATGTTTACTGATTCGTTTTCTACCATGCCGTTTTCAATTTCAATTAGTTCCGTGGCATCTGAAATGAATCTAAAGGCATCTTGATTTAAAGAAACACTGAGAATAGATTTATTGACCAAAACTTCGGTCAAAACCTTACCCGTGCTTACTGAAACAGTCCTCAGAGATATTGTAACAGTATCTTGTCTGTACTGTTTCGAGGCTCCAATGCCTAGATATCTAGCTCCAAAACCTCCTGATTTAATGTTACTTTCGTAGCCAATTACGCCTCCCTCCATAATTAAACCAGCAAAAGTAAGGGGCATAAGTTTTTGTTCATCGTCAAAAGATTCTCGTGTCGATCTAATAAGTTGGCGTTCTTTAGTAAGATTATCTAGCCCAACCCTTTCAACCACATCAAAGAATTGTCCGTTGCCCGTGTGTTGTAGTGCCCTGATTAAATAAGCATAGGGAGCTTGAGTTATAGCGGTAGAAAAGGTAGCAAACTCGCTATTGCTCCTTCTTTGCCCAGTTTGATCCGTAAAACTTGTGGGATAAACTGCAACGCTGGGTTTATTTTTGGGAGCTGGGTAGGATGCTAATTCTTTATTAATGAGTACGCCAACTTCTGCCTGCTTGACGATGGTAACGGGTGGTATTTTATTGGAAAGCGTATTGCAACTAGAAAGTGAAACTGCCAATAGGCAAAGTAATAATTGTTTCATTTCCGTCTGCATCTGTTACTGTTAAGGTTATATATTCACCGTCTGATATGTATTGTATCGTATTACCTTCAAGCTCTATGGTGCCTGATTCGCTCTTGGTTTCACCAAATAAATTTTCAACCAACTGTCTTGAGAGTTGGGCGTATATTCTGCTTTCTAGGTTTTTTATAAAACGAGCCAAAGTAGTATTTTCAGCCTCTCGTTTGAGTTCATCTTGATAGGCTTTGATTTCTTCTTTAATAGCTTCTTTGCGATTGAACTCTTG